TTAGGAAAGATATTTCTAAGTTTAATAACATCCAGATGGCAAGAAAGATCCAACTTAACTCTGCCTATGGTGCTATTGGTAACCAATACTTTAGGTATTACAATCTTGCTAATGCTGAAGCAATCACATTATCAGGACAGGTCTCTATCAGATGGATAGAGAATAAGATGAATACTTACCTCAACAAATTATTAAAGACAGAAGATTATGATTACGTTATTGCTAGTGATACCGATAGCATTTACTTGCACCTTGGTCCTCTTGTGGAGAAGGTATTCCAGAACAGAGAGAAGAGCGATCAAAGCACACTTAGGTTCCTTGAGAAGGTGTGTGACGTGGAATTTGAGAAGTATATCGAGAATTCTTACGAGGAGTTGGCCACCTATGTAAACGCATACTCTCAGAAGATGGTCATGAAGAGGGAGAACATTGCCAACAAAGGTATATGGACTGCCAAGAAACGATACATCTTAAATGTATGGAATAGTGAGGGTGTTCAGTATGCTGAACCTAAACTAAAGATGATGGGTATCGAAGCAGTTAAGTCTTCCACACCTATGCCATGCAGAGGTGCTATTAAAGAAGCACTTGAGTTGGTCATGACCAAACAAGAATCTGATGTGCAGAAATTCATTGCACAGTTTAGAAAGAAGTTTGAGTCTATGCCATTGGAGGATATATCATTTCCTCGTAGTTGCAATAACATAGAAAAGTTTACATCCACCAAGGACATATATGGTAAGGGGTGTCCTATACACGTTCGTGGATCTCTACTTTATAATCATTATGTGAAGAAGCATAAGATACAAAACAAGTTTCCTTTCATCCAAGAGGGTGAGAAGATCAAATACCTTTACCTTCGTAAACCTAATCGCATAGGAGAGAATGTTATCTCATTCTTCCAGACTCTTCCAACCGAGTTCGAACTTGACGGATCAGTGGATTATGAGGTACAATTTGACAAGAGTTTCTTGTCTCCTATTAAGGGTATCCTTGATGCAATAGGTTGGACACCAGAAAAAAAAGTTACATTGGAGCATATTTTCGGATGACAAGTTCATTTTTACAGGACATAGCAGGAGAAATAGGTAATGAATACGCTAGTATCGTTAGTGATGGTGTCGCTTCTGGTGACACAAATAATTTTATCGACACGGGCAGTTACCTCTTTAACGCTCTTGTCTCAGGAAGCATCAAAGGTGGAGTTCCAGGGAACAAGATCACAGCTCTCGCAGGTGAGTCGAGTACAGGCAAAACTTATTTTTGTCTTGGGATTGTACAGTCTTTCCTCAACGACCATAGTGATGGTGGGGTTATTTATTTTGAGTCTGAGAGTGCTATAAGTAAAGAGATGATTGAGAGTCGTGGTATCGATTCTAATCGTATGATGATTGTGCCTGTTGTAACTGTACAGGAGTTTCGTCAGCAAGCAATTAAGATTATTGATAAGTATCTGGCACAGAAAGAAGAAGAACGTAAACCATTGATGTTTGTGTTAGATAGTCTTGGTATGTTATCTACCAGTAAAGAGGTAGAAGATACTGAAGCAGGTAAAGATACTCGTGACATGACTAGAGCACAGGTTGTTAAGTCTATCTTCAGAGTTCTTACTCTCAAATTAGGTAAAGCAAATGTACCAATGATTGTTACCAACCATACCTATGATGTAGTGGGTGCTTATGTACCTATGAAAGAGATGGGTGGTGGTAGTGGTCTTAAGTATGCAGCATCTACTATCATATACCTCAGCAAATCTAAAGAGAAAGATGGTAAGGATGTGATCGGTAACATTATCAAATGTGAGACTAAGAAGTCTAGGTTCACCAAAGAGAATGCTAAGATAGAATCAAGACTATTCTATGATGAGAGAGGACTTGATAAGTATTATGGTCTTCTTGAGTTAGGAGAGAAACACGGAGTGTTTACAAGAATAGGTAACAGATATAAGATGGGAGAAGTTAATCTATATCCTAAACAAATCTTGAGTAACCCAGAGAAATATTTCACACCCGAAGTTCTACAAGCACTAGATGAAGTTGCTGCTAAGGAGTTCGGATATGGAGCTTAAAGATTATGTCAGACACTACCCTCTGGCATTAGATCCCAGTCTCTGTCGTAATATCATTGATCTAGGAAAGAAAACTGAACTAGAAAGGTGGGAGCAGAAGGGTAGACCTCAATGGAATATGTTTAACATTACCCATGAGATTGAGAAAGAAAATCCTAAGGATGAATGGGTTAAGATTCATCAACAATTGATCCAATATATCAAGCGTCTCTCTGAGATCTATATGGCAGAGGTCAATTGTAAAGACTTCTGGCCAATAGAAAATTCATTTGAGCAAATTAAACTCAAGCACTATGATAAAGAAAAGAATGATAGGTTTGATCTACATGTGGATGTAGGTAACCATGATAGTGCTAGAAGATTCCTTGCCTTGTTCTTTTATCTTAATGATGTTGACAAAGGTGGAGAAACATGCTTTCATAATATAGATTACAGCATCCAACCAAAGGAGGGCAGTGCCTTGGTATTCCCTCCTTCATGGATGTTCCCTCACTCAGGAAAAGCACCCCTGTCTCATGACAAGTGGGTGGTCAGCACTTATTTACACTACCTCTAATGCAAAAGATCGAAGAGATCACCCTCAGTAAACTCATCCTTGATGAGAATTATTGTAGGCAAGTCATGCCTTTTCTTAAGGATGATTATTTTGACACCATTAATAATAAGGTTTTGTTTACTGCTGTACAGGAGTATGTACAGGAGTTCTCTGCAATGCCTGAACCTCAGGCACTTAAGATTGAGGTAGAAAAAAGGAGAGATATAAGTGAAGAAATCATTAAGGAGATCGAAGATTTCCTAGATAATAGGATTGATAGAGATCATTATAATAAAGATTGGTTGTTAGATACAACAGAAAAGTGGTGTAAGGAACGTGCTATCTACCTTGCTCTCATGGATAGTATTAAGATTGCTGACGGTCAGGATAAGACACAAAGTAAGGATGCTATTCCACATATCATGTCGGAAGCATTAGGTACAAGTTTTGATGACACAGTTGGACACGATTATATTAGAGACGCAGATCAAAGATACGATTTCTACCACACCATTGAGGAAAAGATTCCGTTCGATCTGGAACTCCTCAACAAGATTACAAAGGGTGGACTTCCTAATAAAACTCTCAACATTGCTCTTGCAGGTACTGGTGTGGGTAAGTCTTTGTTTATGTGCCATTGTGCTAGTTCTAGTTTACTCCAAGGTAAGAACGTTCTCTATATTACTTTGGAGATGGCTGAAGAGAAGATTGCAGAAAGGATAGATGCTAACTTACTTAATGTACCTATCCAACAACTCCAAGATCCACTCTTTAGTAAGGCACAATTTAGGACTAAGATAGACAAGCTAAATAAAAAGACACAAGGCAGACTTATCATTAAGGAATACCCAACTGCATCTGCTCATGTCGGTCACTTTAAGTCACTGATCAATGAGTTAGCAATGAAGAAAGGGTTTAGTCCTGATATTATATTCATAGATTACCTTAATATATGTTCGTCATCTCGTTATAAAAATACAATTGTTAATTCTTACACGTTCGTTAAAGCAATTGCTGAGGAACTTAGGGGTCTTGCGGTGGAAGCAAATGTCCCAATCGTCTCAGCTACTCAGACTACTCGTTCTGGATATGGTAGTTCTGATGTGGATCTTACTGATACCTCCGAATCCTTTGGTCTCCCTGCTACTGCTGACCTCATGTTTGCTCTTATTAGTACAGAGGAGCTCGAGGGAGTAAATCAAATAATGGTTAAACAATTAAAGAACCGTTATAATGATCCAACAGTTCACAAAAGATTTGTCATAGGTATTGACAGATCAAAGATGAAGCTGTATGATTGTGAACAGCAGCAACTTACCGACTCAGGTAGTGAAGAAGAGGTCTTAGAGATTGCCAAGACCGCCACCAAATTCGATTCATTTAAGATATGAGCAAGAAGAATTCCCACGGACATGACCACGACCACGAAAATGAAGTACCTGGTCCTGTACCCTTTGACCCTGCATCAACTGACAATGCACAGAAAGTAGCAGAGGAAATGAATAACTCTGCACAAGATGCCAAAGATGATATGGCAGAAGGTGCTAAGAAGATTGCAGATGAAACACCTAAAACTCCAGAAGAGTTTATCAAACAGAAAGGGTTTACTGCATGGCAAGCAGCAGAGAAAATTAGAACCGATGAAAAGAAGAAGAAGGACAAGACTAAGTTTCAGATAGACTTAGACAAGTACATGGACTTCCAAGACAAGACTTGTTCTGATGCTAGTAAAGATAAGATACAATACATTGATAGGTTGAGACAACTATCTGAACAGGGATGTGACATTGCTCGTTTAGATACTGCATCTCAAGGACTAACTGCTGAAGCAGGTGAGTTCTGTGAGATCGTTAAGAAGTTAAAGTACCAAGGGAAACCTTGGAACGATGCTAACAAAGAGCATCTTATCAAAGAGTTGGGTGATGTACTATGGTATGCTGCGTGTGCAGCAAGGGCACTTGACATTCGTTTGGATGAAGTGTTCTATACTAACTCACTTAAACTTGCTGCTAGATATCCTGGTGGTGAGTTCTCAATCGAAGAATCAGAGAACCGTAAGGAGGGTGACCTATGATTTATGTAATGGGTGCACTCGCTACCATCGTACTAATTGGTGTAATATATACATTATATAAGTACTGGGTATGATGGCTGAAGTGTGGAAGATCTGGAAGTACGCACTCGGATCTTTCCAAGATGAAACCACAAAGAAGTATGATGATATTATCTGCATCATCAGAACTTTTATCTTTGTACAGTTAGTAATAACTAATTGTTTTATTATCGCAGGTAACATTCGACATTGGAACGACAATCATGGCACTGAGTCAACAAGTAGAAGAATCATTAAGAGAGGCACAGGAAAACCTCAGGAATGCACTATCCTTTTCTTCGAGGACGGAACCCCCGTATGTGAATAAGCATATAGCAGACATTCTTGCACAGATCGAGAACCTAGTACAGGTTACCGAACTTGTAGCAAATTTAGATGAGGTAAGGCATGGACTTAAAGATAACCAATGAAGAGTTTGATACTATTATAATGAACCTTTGGATGCACCGTAAGAGTGATACAAAAACCAAAGAGTTATATAATAGACTTAAGTCTGAACAAAAAGACCCGAAGGAAGGATATGCTCCTTCTTATCATCAATAAATAGAGGGGTAATACCCTCTTTTTTAATGGCACTCCTATCAAGACCCACTACAGATGGTCAGAGTTCTTTTAATAAGTATATTGCTAACAATAGTAGTTGGCAAGATTTAGAATTAGTTATTGAGAATAACTTAGAAGCAACTTTCTATACCTTAAATAAGCAGAGTTCTCATGGTGTATTATCAGCAGGAGACTCACTTACTTTAGCATCTAATAGGCAAGAAACTATTGGTAGATTGGCGGTGGCCAAAGTTACTAACCGTGGTAGGACAGGGTATGTTGCTCTCAATAGAATTCGTAAACCAACCAGAACAAATGTACTTGCTGCTGAGACTGCTGCTATGCAACAACTGAATCAAAGAATTACAGAAATAGTCAGAGAGATCGGTCCTATTACAATCAACACACCCACTGGTTCTGTACAGGACTGTGTAGGTGTAGTCAATGTGACTGATAAAGTTAACGGTAGAGAAGCTAAAGCAGACTTTGCTATTGTAAACTCTAAAGGTGATAAGGTACTCTACATATCACACAAGAAGGCAGGTGGTGCTAAAGCATACCAACAGTATGGTGGTTTGAGTTCTAAAGCAGGTTCACTGGCAGACCCAAGATTAATTTTAGATGATGATGAGGTGCAAGGTTTCTTAGGAGAAGTTGCAGAACGTATTGTAGATGACCGATTAACAAATCCAGTGTATAAATTAGTATCAGGTGGTAGTCTAATGATGAGATCAATCTA